TTTATAATCCAATGGAGATTAGGTAATCGTGGTGAAAAAGGAAGGTGGTTATAAATATGCCAGTTAAGCAGACAGATAAAGGTTGGTTTTGGGGTTCAAAAGGACCATTCGCAACTAAACAACAAGCCGTTAATGTAGGTAAAGCCGCCTATGCACACGGATATAAAGAGGAAGCAACTATGGAAAAGTCCATTATTGGTGAATTTGTAGGTAATTTATTACACTCTGCCACTATTACTCACTTTATGCATTTAAGCGTAAAAGGAGATGGTTCTTATGCTAAACACCAAGCCCTCGGTGCTTATTATGAAGAAATCGTGGAGTTGGTAGATACTTTAGCAGAGGCTATTCAAGGGTGCTATGGTGAAATTATTGACAATTATCCCACTATGTTCGCCAATGTAAGCGGTGAGCCATTAGAGTATATGCTGATGCTAAAGGAGTATGTAGCTAGTAATCGAGAGAATATGCCACAAGAATCGAATATTCAAAACGAAATAGATAGCATAGCAACCTTAATAGATAGCACCTTATATAAGCTAACCTATCTGCGTTAATGCCTACAGTACCAAAGCAGAGTAAGTGTGCCTATTTAGGGTGTCAAAATAGCCGTTCTAAAATGAACACCTACTGCCAAGCCCATGGTGGTAGGGACTATACGAAGCATATTAAACGAGAGGTAGGTAAGGGCTTATATGCTTCTACCGCATGGCAAAGCATAAGAAGGAATCAATTAGGCACTCAGCCTTTATGCCAATCCTGTTTAATAAAAGGTAAGGTAGAAATGGCTAATGTTGTTGACCATCTATTCGCATGGTCACAAATAGGTGAGGAAGCATTTAGATATAACATCTTCCAATCTTTATGCAAGGAATGTCATAGCGTAAAGACCAACATAGAGCAGAAAGGGCTATACAGGCACTATGCGGAGAAAGAGGTCGATTATCTTATATCTGACTATAAAAGGATTACAAGCGATTATATAAAGCGACCTATCGCTAATGGTGAGCTTCCTACTATGCCCATAGTTGAAACTTAAATGCCATAGCTTTTCTCCAGAGCAC